CAACATTTGCTTTTCCACCAAGCGTTGTATTGGCTAACAGTTGCATTGTCAGTCCAGACGATCCATATTTAACGCCTAGCAACAATCAGCACATCACTATTAGCCCAATGGCTAACTTTAAGATCATTATGACTGTCCCATTGTTTGACAATGAGGGTAACCTCAACGGCATTGAAGATACTGTTTGTAGCGTGTTCGCAAAGCTCGCAGCATCTTCTCTAGTCTATAATGTAAGCGCAATAAGCGCACCAAGTATTCTCAACGCTGCTTCGGGAGACCTTCTCAGCTGTGAGATGTCCGTTCAAATTCTAACAAGTTGGGGATAATTATGTCCGATTGGGATAAAGAGAATGAAGCCTTTCTGATCAAGATCGGACAGGTTGCAGCACCAGCACCAAAGCCAGTAACTACTAAGAAAGACGAGGAATAATCTCATGGCTGTATTTCTAAATAACTTGGTCGGCGTGAAGATTAACTCTGTTGATCTTTCTGACCATGTAACATCTGTAACAATCAACCGCGTATTTGATGAACTCGAAGTCACTGCAATGGGTGACAGTTCACACAAATTTGTCAAGGGTCTTGAGTCATCTACAGTGACAATCGACTTCCTTAACGACACAGCATCAGCAAACGTATTGGCAACATTACAAGCTGCATGGGGAACAACAGTCACAGCTGTATTTCTACAGACAAAGGGAACAGCAGTATCTGCTACTAACCCTCTGTACACAGTGTCATTGTTAGTCAATAACACAACAGACATCAATGGTGCTGTTGGCGATATCGGCACACAGTCAATCACATTCACTGCTAACTCAACAGTTGCAGTAGCCACTACAGGCACATTCTAAACAACTAACAAAGGGGCTAATCATGGCAAAGTTAAAGATCGTTCGGTTAGATGGAAGCGTACTTGAAGGCGAAATTACTCCAGCAGTGGAGTATGCGTTTGAGCAGTACGCTAAAATGGGCTTCCACAAGGCCTTTCGAGACCAAGAACTCCAGTCGCACGTCTACTGGCTTGCTCATGAGATAACACGCAGATCAGGTGAAACTGTTAAGCCTTATGGAATGGACTTCATTGAAACGCTTCGCAGCGTGGAAGTGTTGGACTCAGACCCTTTAGCTTAAAGCGCGATCTTCCATTCACCTATCTAATTGCTAGGCTAAGCATTAGGTTGGGAATCGCGCCACAGCAATTGTTAGAACTAGATAAGACCATGCTAGATGCACTTATGCAAGGTCTCAAGGATGAAGCAAAGGAGGTAGACGATGCCAGTAAGCGTAAAGGGCGCCGTTAATCTCCGCAAGGCTTTGCGTAAATTTGCTCCCGATCTTGCTAAGGAAACTCAGAAAGAATTAGGCGCAATCTTGAAACCTATTACTGCTAAGGCTCGGGGGTTCATTCCCTCAACTGCTCCTCTAAGCGGATGGGCTAATTCTTCAGGCAATGGGGCATGGGCTAATCGTGCTTGGTCATCATCAGCAGCCAAAGGTGGCATTGGATACAAGACAACACCATCAAAGCCCAATCGCAAAGGTTGGCGTTCTTTGGCTCGTATCGTCAATGCTTCCGCAGCGGGTGCAATTTATGAAACTGCTGGTCGCAAGAATCCGCAAGGCAGACCACAAGCAAAGATGCGAGATGTTTTTATTCCTAGCACAGGCGAGCGATACACTACAAGCACAGGAAAAAACTTTGGTAAAAGTAGCAACCCTAATGCAGGACAACAATTTGTCGAAGCGTTAAACCAACATGGACAGATTGTTAATGCTTATGTTCGTGAAGCAGGCGCAGCTGGTCGCGCTTCTCAAAAGATGAAAGGTCGTGCAATCTTTCGCGCTTGGAAAGAAGATGGTGGAAAAGCTACAGCAGCAGTTATTAAGGCTATTGAAGAATCCAAAAAGAAATTAGAAGCAAGGACAAAGGTGCAATAAATGGCAGCAGATGTAAAGATTGACATTGCCGCCGAATTTACTGGGGCTGGAGCATTTAAGAAGGCTGAGACTGCAACAGACAAACTTAGCAAAACTGCTGGCAGACTTGGTAAAGCATTTATTGGGCTTTACAGCACCCAAAAAGTATTGGCTTACGGCAAGGCTTCAATTCAAGCAGCAGCCCAAGATGAGAAGGCTCAGAAACAATTAGCACTAGCTCTTAGAAACGTTGGGCTTGGCAGAGACGTTGCTTCTTCAGAGGCTTACATCCAAAAATTACAAAGAGAGTTTGGCGTCCTTGATGATGAGTTACGTCCTGCTTATCAGACATTAGCGGTAGCCACTCAAGACTCAGCAGAATCTCAAAGACTATTACAGATCGCTTTAGATATCAGTGCGTCCACAGGTCGTGATTTAGGCTCTGTAACAGGTGCGCTATCAAAGGCGTTTTTAGGTAATAACACAGCCCTAAGCAAGTTAGGCGTAGGCATCTCTAAGGCTGATCTCAAAGCTAAGTCCTTTAAGCAGATTACCGATCAGTTAGCCACCACATTTGCAGGGTCTGCAACCGAGTCTGCTAATTCTTTGCAAGGCTCAATGGACAAGTTAGCCGTTGCCTCAAATAATGCTAAAGAGATTATTGGCGAAGGCTTAATAGATGCACTTCAAGCACTAGGTGGCGAAAATGGTGTTGAGGATCTTGCTGTAAATATGGAATTTTTCGCCCAAGGAACTGCAGATGCAACTTCAGGCTTAGGACTTTTATTTGCAAAACTAAAACAAAACTCTCCACTTCTTGATAAGTTTTTTAATTTTGCAAAAAACACACGAGGTTTTGCTCAAGCGTTCGGCGAAGTAGCAAGAATACAAGAAGAAGCATTAGCAGCAAGAACTAACTTTGGTGCTGCTTCAGGTGCTACAGGATTTGACAAAGGCTTTGGCACAACAGCCAAAATAATTAAAAACTCTAAAGTCCTTACAGCCGAGGAATTAAAGCAACTTAAAGCAAAGCAATTAAAATACGCTATTGACAAGGCTACCCTTGCCCTCAACAAGGGATCTAATGTCTTTGACATTGAGAAGATCCAACTAGCGGCAGCTGAGAAGAGCGCAGCCGAGCAACTAGGCAAGGTGACTAGCCAAGCACAGTTATTACAGATTACTAACGACCTTGCTCGCCTAGAAGTAAAGCAATCTATCCTTGCCTTAGACGAAGCCATCGCCTCAAAGGATGTCGCAGCTATTACTGCTGCAACTAATAAACTTAACGCAGACTTAAAGATACTTGGTGTGCTTACTAATCAGGATCTTAAATTAAGAGACATCAAGTCTATTCTTGACTCAATTCTTCCAAAGGATCTAATTAACCTAGCCAACCTTGATGCTGCTATTGCTAAATTAAAGATGATCGGTGGAGGCACAGCCACTAGCACCTCAGCAGTAGCAGGCACAACGACAAGCGCAGGCACTCCTTCACTTCTTGATGCCCTCGCTGCTGGCAGTTTTGTACCTGTAGTCGGTGGAGGTTATTCAACTTCAGCAGGCAACTATGCCTCTAGCGGCTTCCCCGGAGCGCAAAAGAATGGCGGCAATATCAGTATTGTAGTCAATGGCGCAATAGATGCTAATAGCACAGCAGATGCGATATTAAAGGTTCTTACCGATGCAGCTAATAATACCGGCAATAGTTACAACTTGGGCACTGGCTCAAAGAATACGACATACGTAGTATGACATGGACAATTAATCCCACAATTACGATAGATGGCACTGCGTATGTCAATAATGCTATTGGAGCGATTAACATTGACTATGGTCGCAGTACAGTCTGGGAGCCTACAAGAGCAGGCTATTGCCGCATTCAGTTAGTAAATACTAACAACACTAACTATCCTATAGACATTAACGATCCTGTTACAGTCAAAGTTCGCAATGCAACTAACACTGCTGATATCACAGTCTTCACGGGCAATGTAACTGCTGTAGATAATCAAGGCGGTGTCTCTACTCCTACAGGTACAGTTGCCTATGTAACAGTTACAGCTGTGGCTCCATTGACACAACTATCTAGGACTCAGGTTGGTCAGATTGCTTACCCACAGGAGAACGAGTCTGAGCGCATTACTCGTATTCTCAATGAGACAAGCATTACTAAGGATGTTATTGACTCTGGCACTTATACCCTAATTGCTAGACCTGCCAATCCTAACGATGCTCTGACCCTCTGCAATGCCTATGCTAATACTGCTACAGGGGCTATGTACGAGACTCAATCTGGAACTGTCGGATATGCCAATGAAAACAGGCGCAATCAAGATGCGATCCTCAATGGCTATTATTCGATAAACCCTAGTTATATCGTAGCCAGTACCTTTAAGAGCAACCTGAGCCAAGGCGATGTAATCAACAGCGCGAAGATTAAATACAATGGCTCAAACTATGTCACTGTCACTAGCTCTGGCTCAACAAGCAATTACGGCACAATCGCGGCAACCCTAGACACAGACATTGCTACCGAGGCAGATGCAACACTTCTAGCCAACATCTATATCGGCATGCGAGCCTACCCAAAGACATCTATGTCCTCTGTTGAGGTTCGGATAGATGATCCAGACATGGATGCAACTACCCTCAACAAGATGCTCAACATCTACTTTGGTATGCCTGTCCAGATCGCTGGACTACCAGCCACAGTATCAGCCTCAACATATTATGGATTCGTTGAGGGATGGAACCTAGCATTCAGCCAATTATCGGCTAGAATTACCTTACGCACTACAGAGAAAACTTACAGCTACCGCTTTACACAGTGGGAAGATGTAAGTCCAGTCCTTCAATGGAATGCGGTAGGGGCAACGCTAACATGGCTAACATACGAGTAAAGGATAGATAATGCCAAGCACAACTAACTTTGGCTGGACAACTCCAGCCGATACCGATCTAGTCAAGAATGGTGCTAATGCCATCCGTACTCTTGGCAACTCTATCGACACGACTACTGAAGATATTTACTTTCTTAACCTAATGGGAGCAATCTAATGGCTAATACACTCAAAAAACTATTTAGGGGTGCTGCTACTACTACGACTACTACAGTCCTTTACACAGTGCCAGCATCTACCACTACAGCAGTTACTAACATCTGTATAGTTAATACAGCTGCAACTGCCGCTACCTTTACTCTTGGCATGGGGACAGCAGGTGCTAACACTTCCCTGCAAACTACGACCGCTATTGCAGCTAACACGACTATCTATCTAGATATTCGACAAGTATTAGATACAACCAACACAATTACTGGCGGGGCATCTGCCATAACTGTGTCATTTCATATTAGCGGAGTGGAGATAGTTTAATGGGATCTAGTCAAGTACCAGCGGGCAGTACCTCGGTTGTTGCCCCTAGAGATTTAACACTTCAGCAGACAATCACATCTGGAACATCTGTAAGCATCCCCGCAGGCATTACAAATGTCTGGGTAATATGCGTATCGGGTGGCAATGGTGCTCGTGGTGGAGGATTAGTAACAGGAACTAGCAATGCTGGCGGTGGTGCAGGTGGGGTGATTGCATATGGTTGGACTCCAGTTTCCTCAACTTGTGTAATTGGTGCAGGCGGAGCAGGCGGTCCAGGTGGTTCAGGTGGTGGCGCTTCGCCTGGTAATGGTGGCGCGACAACTTACGGAACTATAAGCGCATTTAATGGTGTTTTTACTAATTATGATGGTACTAACATTCCTGGTAATACAGCAGGAGTCACAGCAGGATCTGGCGGCGCTGGCGGCGGCGGTGCTGGTGCCGCATTTACTGGAACTACAGGTCGTATGGGCGGCGTATGGGGTTCAATTGCAGTAGCAGGTGCACCAGGTTCAGCAGGTGTTGCAGGCGGGGCAGCAGGTTCAGGATATTACCCAGCAGGCGGCGGTGGCGGCTTCGGTAGCGGTAGCGCTGCTGGTACCGCAGGAGGTGTAGGTAGTAATGGCACTTCAGGCGGTGGTGGTGGTGGTGGTGGAACCGCTGCTTTATTTAGTTTTGCAGGTGGCACAGGCGGAGCAGGTGGCAAAGGTTTTGCAGCAGGTGGCGGCGGAGCAGGTGGTAACGGCAACTTTGTAGTCAGTAATGGCGCAGGCGGCGGTGGCGGTGGATTATTAGGTACTGGATCGGCTGGAACTGCTTCGACTGGCGGAACTGGTGGCGGCGCGGCTGGTGCAGGTGGGGCAATAAGCACTGGCGGCGCAGGCGGTAACGGCGGCGGTGCTGCGGCTACAGTTTATACAACAGGTGGAACTGGCGGCGCGGGTGGAAGCGGCGGTGGTGGCGGCGGCGGCGGTGCTCACGGATCTGTTACTGCAGGAGCAGGCGGCGCTGGCGGCGGCGGTTGCATCCTTATTTACTATTAAAATTGAGGGGAAATTATGACTACACGATATGAATACAAATGCGATCAATGCGATGCTAATTATGTTGAGCAACGCAGAGACACAGAATCACAATTCATCACAGTATGCGATGCTTGTAAGATTGGTACTTATACAGAAGTAACAGCTACATACATTGAGCCAGATGGAATCTTAGTACAGCCTG